CATCACACCAGCAATTGCTGCCAAGATGAATGTAGGTGCTAGTAGATAACGAATATTGATTAAAAATTTCTTCATATCTTAAACTCCTATTGTTTAATTTACTTCATAATTATAAACTATTTACTCAGCATTGTCAATAGGTTTCGTATATATTTATCTATACATTACCTATACTAAATAAATTTCATAATACTATTTATTATAATACTATAATGAAACAGATTAATCAACCTATACGAAACATATACTAAAGAATATGCTTGACATTTTTGTTTCAATAGAGTACAATTATATAATCGTCAAAAATACTATTTATTATGCAAAAAATTTATGCCACATTAGAATGGATATTAGCAGACTATAAAACACATCCATTCAGATTTATGATTGAAGTTCTTGCTTGGGCGTTGAGTATCGGATGCTCTATCGTCATGGCATTAACTGTACCAAATCCGCCATTACTAGAATTATACATAGTTTGGATCTCTGGTTGTCTGATGTATACATGGTCAGCATGGACAAGAGGTTCATTTGGTATGTTAGCAAACTATCTTGCCTTGGTAATTATAGACATTATCGGTCTAGTTCGTATCATTATTTCCTAAAGTCAATTCAATTCTTTTATAAATAGAGGTGTAATTACATCTATATTGGAGAATTGAGTTAAATGGCTGCTATTTCTAATATCTTCATCGATCAAGGTGCAGATTTTACAACCACAGTAACTGTTTCAGATGCTAATGGTGACGCATTAGATTTATCTAATTATACTGCGCTTGCACAAATTAGAAAAACTTATGAGTCAACAACAGCAACAACATTTACATCTACATTTGTCTCACCTAGAACTACTGGTCAAATAACTATTTCCCTAACAGATGTCCAAACAACTGCTTTAGATTTTGGTCGTTATGTTTATGACTTATTAATTACTGATGGTGATGGAGATAAAACTAGAGTTGTTGAGGGTATCGCAACAGTTAATCCAAGTGTATCAAGGAGTTAATTGAATGGCACACAGAGATATTAATGTTGTTGTAAATAGTAATACCAATATTGCTGGTTCAATATCGCAGGGTAAAACTGCTGCTGTAACAAGAGTTACAGTTCCTGGACCAAAAGGTGATGCTGGTGCTGATGGTGCAGAAGCAACATCTTTAAGAACATTAAGTGATGTTGATGCTTCAACCTTACAAGATGGTGCATTAATACAGTATGATGCAGGAACTGATTCTTTCACAACTAGAAATGTAATAGAAACTGAGACTGGTGAGTTGAGACTTACTGGTGGTATTTTTTAACTTTAAAATTTAAGGGTAGAATTAAATGGCAACAATTATTCAAGTAAAAAGAACAACGACCGCCAATCTGCCGTCTACGCTGGAACAAGGTGAGTTAGCATATATTTATGATACTTCGGCAACAGATACAGATGCTGGTGGTAATGGTGGTCGATTATATATCGGCGACCCAACAAGTAATACTAACACTCCATTAAAAGTTGGTGGTAAGTATTACACAGACATGATGGATCATACACAAGGAACTTTGACTGCTGATGCAGCTGTCCTTGTAGATTCTAGTAGTAAAATAGATGTATGGAATGTTGATAATCTAACCTTAAATGGTAATACATTATCTTCAACTGATACTAATGGTAACATTAATATTACTCCAGATGGAAATGGTAGTGTAGTTATTGATGGTCTTAGTCACCCACAAGCAGATGGTACAGCAGGTCAGTTCTTAAAAACTGATGGTTCTGGTAATTTATCGTTTTCTGCTGTCCCATCAGGTTCATTTACATTGGCTGCCGATTCTGGTTCTAATGATACATTTAATACTAGTGAAACACTTACTTTTGCTGGTGGAACTGGTGTTGATACCACAGTATCTGATAATCAAATTTCGATAGCAATTGATAGTACAGTTGCCACATTAACTGGATCACAAACACTTACTAACAAAACATTAACTTCGCCTACAATCAATACAGCAACCATTGATCTTGGTGCTGACTTGACAATGGGTGACAATGACATTGTTTTTGAAGGTGCAACTGCTGACGATTTTGAAACAACAGTAACTGTAGCAGATCCAACTGCTGATAGAACAATCACATTACCAGATGCTACTGGTACAGTTTCTCTTGTTGCTGGAACAGAAACACTTACAAACAAAACAATTGATAGTGCTTCAAACACATTAACATTAGATTTATCAGAAGGTACTTTAACTGGTACAACTGCTGAATTTAATACAGCATTATCAGATGGTTCTTTCGCAACACTTGCGGGCACAGAAACATTAACAAACAAAACTATCAGTGGTTCTTCAAACACATTATCAAACATTGGTAATAGTTCATTAACAAACTCTACAATTACTATTACAGGTAGTGATGCTTCTTCTGACAGTATCGCTCTTGGTGAAACATTAACCATCGCAAATGGTGAAGGTATTGTTACTGATATCGCAACTAACACCTTAACAATTACTGCTGAAGATGCTACAACATCTAATAAAGGTGTTGCCTCATTTGATACAAACCACTTTACAGTAACTTCTGGTGCTGTAACAATTAAGTCTGGTTCGATTGCTGATGGCGACTTAGCAGGATCTATTGGTAACGATAAACTTGCTAATAGTTCTATTACAGTTTCAGATGGTTCAAATTCAACCGCAACTTCTCTTGGTGGTACAATTACTTTTTCTGGTACAGCAAACGAAGTAGAAGTTGGTGAAAGTTCTGGTACAATTACAGTTGGTTTACCAAGTGATGTAACAATCGGTAATGACTTGACAGTTACTGGTGACTTAACAGTAAATGGTACAACAACTACTGTTGCTACAACAAACACTGTTGTTAGTGATACATTAATAGAGTTGGGTAACGGAACAACTGGTGCTCCTGCTAACGATTCTGGTATCGTAATTGAAAGAGGTGACTCTAACAATGCGTTTATCGGTTTTGATGAAAGTGCTGACAAGTTCATCGTTGGTACTGGTACATTTACTGGTGCTTCAACAGGTAACTTAACTATCACAACTGGTACACTTGTTGCAAACTTAGAAGCAACAACTGCTACATTGGGTGGTAGTGACATTATCTCAACTGATAATACTAAGACACTAACAAACAAAACTATTGATGCTTCTGCTAACACAATATCAAATATCGGTAATTCTTCACTATCAAACTCTACAATTACATTAGCAGGTGATAGTGGTTCGAATGCTGTTGATTTAGGAGATACATTAACAGTTTCTGGTGGTGAAGGTATTGATACTTCACAATCTGGTGACACATTAACTATCGCAGCTGAATTAGCATCAACATCTAATAAAGGTGTTGCTTCATTTAGTTCTGATAACTTCCAAGTTAGCACTGGTGTTGTTACTGTAACAACTGTTGATGGTGGAACTTACTAAGGATAATTAAATGGCAGTACCAAGCACAAGAGCAACATTTAAAGAATATTGTCTAAGGGCATTGGGCAAACCTGTAATTGAAATTAATGTCGATCCCGACCAAGTTGACGATCGCATTGATGAAGCGTTACAATACTTTGCTCAGTATCACTTTGATGGTATTGAGAGAATGTTTCTTAAACATCAAATTACTGCTGCAGAAATTGCTCGTGCTGCTACTAATACTACAACTTCAGCGACAGATTCTGCTGATGGTAGTATAAGTGCTGATTGGTTAGAAGGGAAAGGATTTATTCCTATCCCTTCTCCTGTAGTTTCTATTGTTCAAGTATTTCCATTTGATGACTCAGCAACAAACAATATGTTTGACATGCGTTATCAAATAAGACTAAATGATTTGTATGACTTTTCGTCAACATCATTAGTTCATTATGAAATGACAATGAACCATTTAGATCATCTTTCACATTTACTTGTAGGTGAAAAACCACTTCGTTTCAATCAACATCAAAACAGACTATACATTGATATGGATTGGTCAAACGATGTAAGTGAAAACGACTACATAGTTATTGAGTGTTTTAGAAAAGTAGACCCAGATACATATACTGATATTTGGGATGATATTTTCTTAAAGAGATACTGTACTCAATTAATTAAGAAACAATGGGGAGCAAACCTTTCTAAGTTTCAAGGAATTCAGATGTTAGGTGGTGTACAAATGAATGGCGAACAAATCTATCTTCAAGCACAAGAAGAAATTAACAAACTGGAAGAACAGATACAACTTGCATATGAGTTGCCACCTATGCATCAAATAGGATAAGGCAATGCCTACTAATGTTTATTTTGACACAGGAACTGTTAGAGAACAAGAACTCTATGAAGATTTAATCATAGAGCAACTTCGTATCTATGGTCAAGAGGTCTACTACATTCCTCGTACCATTGTTTCAACAGATACAATTTTAGGTGAAGATGATATATCAACTTTTGGTGATGCATACTTAATTGAAATGTATATTGAAAATGTAGATGGTTACGAAGGACAAAAAGAACTCATGTCTCAGTTTGGTTTAGAGATGAGAGATGAAACAACATTTATAGTTTCAAGAAGAAGATGGGAACAGTTTGTTGCAATAGACTCAAATCTTACAGTAAGTTCTAGACCAAACGAAGGCGATTTAATTTATTTTCCAAAAGGTAAAAAGTTATTTGAAATTGGGTTTGTAGATCATGATGATCCATTCTATCAAGTTCACAATTTACCAACTTACAAACTCAAGTGCAGAACATTTGAATATGGTTCTGAAGACTTTGATACTGGTATTAGTGAAATAGATGGTATAGATAATGCATTAAGTATAGACGCATTAGCATATCAATTTACATTAGAAAATGAAGTTGGTTCTGTTTTACTTGAGAACGATACAGATCCAGATGATGTTGCTTATCTAATACAAGAAGACTATATAGTTGGAGATGGTGTAAATGATAAGACCGCACAAAATGAAATATTTGAGCAACAAGATGATAATGTGTTAGACTTCTCAGAGTCTAATCCATTCGGAGACGCAGGAGTAAATGAATAATGTTAGGTAACAGACAATTCTATCACGAAACAGTAAGAAATATTGTAGTGGCATTTGGTACACTATTTAATGACTTACATGTTGTGAAGAAAAATAATAGTGGTGTAGTTACACAATCGATGAAAGTTCCATTAGCATATGGACCAAAACAAAAATGGTTAGCAAGACTTGACCAAGATGCAAACTTAGATAGCAAGGTTGCGATTACACTTCCTAGACTTGGATTTGAAATACAAACATTATCTTATGATCCAACACGAAAGTTAAATCGTGTGCAAAAGTTTAAGAAAGTAAAAAGTGATTCTAATGATAATAGTAAAATGGATTCACAATATATGCCTGTACCATATAATTTGAATGTTCAGTTATATGTTATGGCAAAACAATCAGACGATGCGTTACAGATTGTTGAACAAATATTACCATTCTTTCAACCAGACTATACATTAACAATTAATGATATGGCAGATATGGGTATCGCAAGAGATATACCTATTGTTTTGAATAGTATTGATTATGAAGATAGTTATAAGGGTGAATTTACTGAAAGACGAGCAATTATATACACATTAGATTTTACTACGAAGTTCTTCCTATATGGACCAGTTACTTCCAGCAAGGTTATCAAAACTGTTCAAGTCGATCAATATACAGACTTGCCAGATACTGCTCCGAA